TTCAACCATTTCACCTGTCACTACATTACCCGCTATAATTGTCCTTTGAGGAAACGTTCTTCTTACTACCTTTACAAAGTCGACTAATGCTTGTGTGTAGCCATTTGCTACATCAATACAAATATTTCGTACTGGAGATTTTTTATTAATAAGACTTAACCTCTCATAGTCATAGTCATTTCTACCCACCGTTACAGCTACATGTTTACCTTTATTATCTAATAGCTCTTCGACTAGGTCTTTCTCATTAATATCTTTTTTATAGCAAGTAAAGAGATCTAAGTCACTTAAGGTTCGTCCTACCTCTAGCGTGCCAACTCCATCCATGTTGGCAGCCATAACCGGTATGCCATGATATGAACCACCGTATTTAAATCTAAACGTTCTAGTTAAATCAACCTCTTTTCGAGATGTTAATGTTGATCTTTTAGGACGAATTAGAACATCATCAAAGTCGTATTTTAGCTCAGTCTCTATACGCATGCCTCATATATTATACGTGGCATTTATTAAAATCAACCTGATATTTGATCTCTAATATCCTCTAGAGATATATCCCCTTCTTCTATTCCTTCGGCTATCTGATCTAAAAACTTTCCCCCTAACTCAGATAACTCATAGTCATCTGTACCCTCCAGCACATCCTTAATTTTATAAACTACATCCCATAGATTTTCTATCTCCTTGTCAAACTTTTTTAGAACAGAACTTCGTTTCATATCGCTATTTATTTATTAAATATAATTAATGTCATTTTCATCAGAGGTAAACTTAATTTTAGAAAAAGTTGGCTCATATAAGCCTATTAATCTACCGTACTCTTTAAGCGCGCTTGAACCTGTAGTAAACAGACAAACAACTGACTTTCACTACAACGATCATTATAAAGGATATGTTAAAAAATTAAATGCAGCTATGGTCAATAGAAAAAAACCACCTCTTGTGGAGTTGGTTAAAGATATCAAAAGATATAACGATCATATAAAAGACAACGCTGGCGGAGCATATAATCATCAGCTGTTCTTTAACATGATGAAGCCTGGTGGTAGTGACTTTACTGGCGAAATTAAAGATAGAATCGTAAAACGATTCGGTACTTTCGGAAAATTTAAAAAGGAGTTTATTGAAAACGCTAAAGGTCAATTTGGTTCCGGATGGGGCTGGTTAGTCGAAAAGAATGGTAAATTAGATTTAGTAAGAACACCTAATCAAGATAACCCGTTAATGTTTGATTTAGGTAAGCCTGTTCTAGGGGTAGACGTGTGGGAGCATAGCTACTACCTTATGTATGGGCCAAAAAGACAAGAATGGTTGCAGAACTTCTTTGATATTGTCAACTGGGACTTTTGTTCTGCTTTACTTCATACTAGCTAGAAGAGCTTCTATCTCCGCTTTCATGTAGTTTACATGATAAGATAAAAATCTATCATCTTTTAGATAAAAGATAACGCATTTTCTACATCTCTTACTGGTCATTCTTTCGTAGAGATAAGCATATAAAGATAGCTGCAAGCCATATAAATTAAACTCACAGTTATGAAGATGGCTAATAGGATCCTTTAACCGTTCAGAGTAAGGCGAACTAAATCTAAATCTCTTATTTGTCTTAAAATCACCAATAGTAAATTCGTTTTTATGTTCATAAATTAAATCTGCTGTACCGGCTATCTTGAACTCTTCATCATAAAGAAGATTCTCACAAAGAACGTTCTTAAAAGAATCAATTGAACGCTCTGCGGCCTTATCGTAGGACTTACATAACCACCCGTAGTTATCTTCTACATCACCAAAACTAATATAATCTTCTAGGATCTTATGAATGTTAGTACCACGTGTGCATGCTCGTACCTTTTCTTTTTCCCACATCTCTAATACCAGCTCTTGTGATACACCTTCTCTATCTGCTACTCGCTTTGAGTGACCATCTCTATCAAACGGTTGCTTATACTTACCGAGTAAAGTTGTTACAGATATAAACTTTTCACCGGTATCTTTATGCGTATAGGTATGTGACGCTTCATCAAATTTTATCTTCACTACCTCTTATTATATATACATTATGATAAAATCAATAATAAACATACAACTCTATAGAACTACGTAGTTTTTTCAATAAATATATTAACATGGAGCCGGAAAAATCCCTACTAAAAGAGTTTCTCCAAGGAGGATGGGTCGTACCTTTAATTGGTGCCGGCGCTATGCTCGCTCGTTTATTATCAGGTGAAAATAATTACACCTGGTGGCAACAACTTAAAAAGATATTTACAGCCGGTCTGTCTGCTGGTATTGCATGGTTCATTTTAGAGCAAACAGAAATATCTTCTCTTTATAAAGCCGTTACATATGGTATTATTGGTGTTATATCCCCCGAGGTAATAGCTGGTATTGTTAAATTAGGTAAAAAATTTGCAGATAATCCTGAGAAGGTCCTTAAAAAATGAAACCTAGATACCTAGTATATATTCTATCGGCTATTATTCTCGCCTTTGTAGTAAGAGGTTATACTTGTGCTGAAGAAATGAAACTTTCGTTAGATGCTATACAAAATGGCGGGAGCAAAGCGGTCGACTTTAAAGGACTTTGTACTTCAGTCGATGGATTTAAAAGGCATTTATTATTTTCCGGTGTCTTTGCAATAGTTATTGCTATTTGTTGCAGGCTAAAAGCGCCGAAGTAAATAAATATAAGTATGGCAATTAAAATTTCGCAGCTTCCTGTTGGAGCTAAACCACCTTTTAATGGCGATGAGCTAGTCGCTCTAGTAGAAGACCCTCGAGGCTCTGCCAGCACAACAAGAGCGTCTTTATCTTCTGCCATGACCTATCTTTCTGGCGCGACGGATGGTGTTGGCATGCCAGTATTAGCAGCGCGTCAAAAAAATAACCACTTTAGCGAAGAGCAAACTATGGGCAGCAGCTTAACTGTTGAAGGTACATTAAGTGGTACAGAAAATCTCGTAGTTGGAACTAGTATTGCATATTGCACTCCTACCCTGGGCTCCGTTGGTGGCGGTACAGCTCACTGTATAGGCGGGTCATATTCTACTATCGGTGGTGGTCGTGGTAATAAAACAACAAATGATTGTGTAACAATAGGTGGTGGTTGTAATAACATCGTTACTTGTGACCAAGCTACTATCGGCGGTGGTGTTGATAACAGAGTTGACGCATGCTCCACTGGTACAATTGGTGGTGGTAGTGGTAACAGATCTTACGGAGAAGCTGGTGTTGTAGGTGGTGGTTGTTCTAATGCTGCAGGAGCAGATTACTCAACTGTAGCCGGTGGCTGTAACTTAAGTGCATTCGGATGTGGTTCAACTGTAAGCGGTGGTACTAGTGGTTGCGCGATAGTAGATGGTTCTACTGTAGGCGGTGGTGTTGAAAACGTTGCTGGTGGCGGTTGCGCTACAATAGCTGGTGGTTATTTAAATAAGGTTACCGGTACTGTAGCTTTTATAGGCGGTGGTAGTACAAACATAGCACCCGGGCTTAGTTCATTTATTGGCGGAGGCTCTAGTAACTGCGCCTGTGGTGAAGGCAGTGTTATTGTTGGCGGTGTAAATAATCAGGCCTGTGGAGTGAATTCATTTATTGGAGCTGGTCAAACAAACACAGCATTCTGTAGCAATACTGTTGTTGTAGGCGGCACTACAAATTGCACGTCGGGTCTTAGCTCTTTTATCGGAGGAGGCGCTGGTAATACTATTACCGCTCAGGCTGGTAACGCTATTGTTGGTGGGGAAAATAATACTATTTGTGATTGTGGTTATGTTAATTTTATTGGAGCTGGTAGCTCTAATAAAGCCGGAGGGAGTCACAGTAGTGTGGTGGGCGGTAAAGGTAACAACGGTAATAGCGCAAGCTGTGCTATTATTGTAGGCGGCCAGAATAATGCTGTAAGTAATAATTTTGACACTATTGTGGGTGGCTGTAGTAATACTGTAACTGGTTGCGGTAATAGCTTTGTCGGTGGAGGGGGTTGTAACAATATCGGTTCTGATACATGCTACAGCACTGTGGTAGGAGGTTTTGCGAATCAAATTCAGGGAGCTTGTATGACATTTGGGTTTATTGGTGGTGGTTGTTGTAACAACATCGGTGGTTGTGATTCAGCTCATGGCGTTATTGCCGGTGGGATTAATAATTGCGTTTGTGCTAATAACGCAATTATTGCTGGTGGTTGTAATAATATTGTTACACATGATAGAGCTGCAATAGTTGGCTCTGATATAACTTCTGCCGGGGCGGAAATGTTGCATGCTAAGTGTTTGTATCTAAGCGCTGGTGCTCTACCAACATCTGATCCTAGTATTGCCGGGGTTGTTTGGAGAGATGGTACTGACTTAAAAATCTCCGTTGGGTAGTTGTAATAAAAAAAGTTGCACATATATATAACGTATGGCTACAACTGTTTTTCATATTGAGGGTGGTATTGGTAAAAACATAGCTGCTACTGCAGTTGTGGAAACTTATAAAAAGAAATACCCAAAGCGGAATATTATTGTTGTTTCAGCATGGCCTGATGTGTGGACGCAAAATACTGATATAGCAAGATTTTATAGATTGGGCCACACACCGTATTTTTATCAAGATGTGATAAGGAATAAAAAGGACCTTAAAGTGTTTATGCAAGATCCGTATAAACAAACATCACATATTACTAAAGAAAAACATTTAATTGAAACGTGGTGTAATATGGTTGGCGTTAAATATAATGGCAGTGTCCCTAAATTAGGATTTAATATAAGAGAAATTGAAGAAGGTAGTGCCTATATTCAACAATTTCGCGTGGATGAAAAGCCCATACTACTGTTTCAACCATACGGGGGCCCAGGGCCAGATCATCAACAACACCCTTACTCATGGACTAGAGACATTCATCCTACACAAGCACAAGAAATAGTAGATAAGTTGTCTAACAATTTTAACATTGTACATGTATGTTATGAATTTCACCCACGCCTCAACAACGCGCATCGGTTTGATAAATTAATCGGAAAGAAGGCTTTGTTTAGTATGGTAGCTCATTCCGATAAAAGACTTTTTGTTGATTCGTCTTTGCAGCATGCTGCAGCTGCATTAAATCTACCAGCGACAGTTGCATGGGTAGCTACTCACCCAGACTTATTTGGCTACAATATTCATAATAACATAATGACTAAGAAACAGTATCCAAAAGGCACTATCGACTCTTACATGTATGACTATGACTTCTCAGGCGTTATACATGAATGCCCGTATAAAGCGTTACAAGATTTTCACGACGTCGACGCTATTGTTAAAAGCGTATTAAGTTAATAATACGAGCCGTAGATATCTGTATCATTGATATCCATATCCATTACTTGATCTTTTGATACATCATCAATATTATATGGATCGTCCGGATTTGGATATGTCTTACCATCAGAAGTTACTTGATCTGTAAGGGTAGTAGATAAAACACCGCTGAAGGAGTTGTCGTAAATTTGCTCGTTGACAGGTTCGCTGCAAAGACCGCTCTGGAAAGAATAATCGAATCGTTTACCTCTCAATCGATAGACATAGTGGCCGAGAATCGGATTGAGTGCAGACATATCCTGATCCATCCTCTCGGTTATCTGGTACATGACGCGGCCTCGACCGTTTGGTCTATCACAACCTAACACCTGTAAGCTTATAACATCACCAGCTTTAGGCTCTATAGACTGCCCAACCTCTGAGTAATTAAAGTATGCAGAAGCTGCGGTATGAAACGTGCTAATGTGAAGATACCCTGTAAATTCATCTCCTGGATCGAATCCAAATTTAGACAACTGTATAGCATCATCAGAAAGCTCTACATACATTTGCATTTCAAGCGGGCCTTTAAATTGACCAAAGTCGTTATCTGACCCGCCCCAATCTGTTCCATATAATAAATCAGCAGCAGATAAGTTGAAAGTATTAATATAAAAATCTATAGGTATACCATAGTTGTTTATGAGATCGTTAAACGCCTGGTCGTATACTAATTGTTCTGCTTGTAAATTAGAAGGGTTAACAAACTTCCCGCATTGTGGTATAGCTGTTGCCGCTAAAACCTCTTCCGGGGTGCAGTTAATTCTATTTTGATTACATACAGACATTTTATGTTACTTTCTTCTTTAACATTCCGCAATGATTGCCTTCTTCATCTTCAAACATTTGAACTTCAACACCTGAATTACCTAGCGTTTTTGTAGCGCCAGGAGCAAAATCAACTTTATATATGGTTAATGTATTGTGCAGTGGTTGTCCTGCCAACTTAATCTGATGCGCACCTCCGTTAATTAAATTATTAACATGCGGGCATGCATGATTATGCTGACGCGGTACAGTGTTTAAATGCTTTTTGTTTAGACCTACCCTATTTACATTTTTACCAGACCGCATTAATGGGTTCATAATAGGGTCACCTTGATAGTATTCAAAATATGTTTTAAAATTCTCCATATATATTTTATCATATGTGTTAGCTATAATATCAATTAAATCACCTATTACATTAGTATTTCGTAAAATTTTAAAAGCTAAATTTTCAACACTAAATTCACCTTCTCTTGCTAAACCACGCTTTCGCATTTTAGATATTTTCTTTTTTAAACGCTCTGCTTTATCGTGAAGATCTTTTGCGGAAGCACCTTTAACCTCAGAAACTTTCTCTTGTAATATTCTTACATCATCTTTTATCGTCTCAGCTTTTTTATAAACATCCCTTTCGTCTATTGACGGTGGGTCATATGTAGGCTGTACTAACCACTCATCATTTAATAACGAATATAATCCTGACGCAATGTGAGGTTCATCTTTATCCTGCATGTACATCTCTACATCATGATCCCGGAAACCGATGTTATGTCTAAGATTCCACATAAACCGCTGACCGTCAAGAGCCTTTTTAACTAATGCTTCATCTTCATTAATATCTTTATAATCAATAAGCACATGTACATCTAAATCAGAGTAATCATTATAGTTGTAATTACTATTGCTGCCTGTAAGAGTGACGTCATGTACAACTACATCTTCTAAATCTAACTTATCAAGAAAATCTTCAGTTATAGACAACAGCTTTTCTCTAATGGCTGGATCAAATTTATTATCTTCAGACCAAAACTTTCTATTTAGAGTTTTGTTGTAGAACTTCACACTTATATTTATTAAAAAAGCCCGAAGAGGTCTACTCAACGGGCTTTTTTAATTAGTAATTTTTGAGCTGTTTAATTTTCGAAAGCGTTTTTACCAACAGGTAATTTACCTACTTTATTGTTCTTACCCATATTTACAGTATGGTTAAGAGTTGATCCAGCATCAACACCATACCCTCCACCGTCTTTCTGCTTAGCAGCGCCAGTTGGCTTTAAGTTACCTACTTTATTTTTACCGCCTCGGCCGTAATTAACTTCATGTTTAAGAGTCGATCCAGCATCAATGCCGTAACCTCCACCGTCTTTCATTGCGGCTTCCTCATCCTCTTCAAACTCTGTATCAGTTACTTCTTCAACATCAACGTCGACGTCAACTTCGACTTCCTGTTGCGCTAAAGCTGTTTGTAAGATGTCACAAAGTGATTGTGCTAATTCACCAGGAATGGAAACTGTGATCTCTTCTGGAACTTCATCAACTACTTCGTCAGTTTCAATTCCAAGAGCTTCAAGTTCTGAAACGTCTTCGACCTCGTCGAATTCCTCGTTTACCATTACCTTATTATAAAGTTTATCAAATACGGACTTGCTCATAAAATTATTTAGGCCAGAGCGTGCAATTTTCTCGTGTTCTGCCAAAATTTCTTCATCTTCTTCGTTTTCTCTACCTTTTTTCCTTTTCTTCTTACCCTTACGCCCTGCAAGAAACCCGGCTACAGCTGCACCAGGTATAACTAAGCTACCTAACTCCCCTCCTTCTCCTTCCTCTTGCTCTTCCTTCTCTGGCTCACCATCGCCCGGGCGCTTCCAACCTTCCTTAGCCGCTTTCCTAAGTGAATTGGCAGTAGAGGCAGCCGGTGGTCCTAAGGTAGTAACACCGATTCTTTTTAAAGAAATGTCACGAGCATTTGGATTTATTGCCGCCTTAGCTGGGTTTTGTGTGGGTCTTGTAGTAAGCGTTTTAATTGTCGGTAAAACCCAGTCATTCCATATCTTCTTGAGTCTTCCACCTTCTTCCCAAACAACTAACTGCTCTTCGTCCTCCTCGTAAATGTCTCCAGCTAAAGCTTGTCTTGTGTCATGAGAAAGATAACCTTGTTTCTGTACTTCTCGTTGAGCTCTTTCTAATAATGCTTTACCTGCTGTACTTTTGTATCCCTTAACACCTTTTAAAAGCTCTGTATCAAATGTGCTCAATGTCTCTTCATCCTCTTCGGGACCAACTATACCAGAATAAGGTACCTGATTAAACTCTGGACCTGTTGGATCTGGCTGGTTAGTATTACCTGGGTCATTACCGTCACCGTATGTATAACCTTTAATGTTATAGATGTTATCCTTTTTATCTTTCTCTGACATTCTATTAATGTCAATCTGAGATGGTCTAAAACCACCTCTCTCCTGCGGACCACCGGGCTCGAGCGGCGCCTCGCCGACTTCGCCAGCAGGAACATCTTCGCTAACAACTACTTTACTGAAGACATCTTTGTATGCTTCACCTAATGATATCCAGTCTTTCTTTTTTGACATGTAATTATTTATGCCTTTTATTAAATATTTCTGTGGCTGCTAAAGATAATATGTTCTATATGGGTAATAAAAATTTACCCAACGTTAATTGGAAGGGTGAATACACTAAAGATCAAGTAAAACAGCTTAAAAAAGCTAGTAGTAATATTCTATATTTTGCTGAAAACTACTTCCATATTGTTAATCTAGATAGAGGTAGAGAAAAAATATCTCTATACAAACCACAGAAGAGAGCTCTCAGAAAAATGAGAGATAATCGATTCTTCTGTTTACTAGCTTCTAGACAGATAGGTAAGTCTACAATGATGACAATCTATATCTTATGGCAAGCATGCTTTAATAATGATCAGCGTATCTTATTAGTAGCAAACAAAGAGGCTACAGCAATTGAAATCTTTCAGAGAGTAAGAATGGCATATGAAGAGCTTCCTAACTGGCTTAAACCACCCGTTAAAGAATATGCTAAGACATCTATGACATTAGAAAATGGAAGTAGAATAGGTATTACAACTACTACCGGTACTGCTGCACGTGGTCAGTCTGTTAA